AAAAGGAACTCCGTTCGGAGCAAAATTAAAATTGGAATCGGATGGGTCAGTAACTCCAACTTTAACTTTTGATAGCAAAAAAATGAGACCAGTGATCAACAGGACAGACCCAAAACAAGCTTTGGACAATGCGTTGGAGGACTATTTAAATGGGATGGAAGGACAAGATAAAAATATTTGACGATACTGCCAAGTTTAATATCATTCACTTTAAGTTTGGAAAGGAACAAAGAGATATTCAACATTATGCAAAACTTGGAGTTGCTTTACGAACTAGTATTGCCTTGATTGCTTGGGTGCCTGGATTAAATGAAGAAAAAGTATTCAATTTTATTGATCAACTTCAATTAGCATTGGATATTGAATTTTTGAATGATTATATTGTTAAAGACATTGAGTTGCTTAAATATAGAATAAAGAGAGTGCTTGATAAAGCACTTGAAGAATACAAAAAGAAAAATGAGAATTAATCTTTTAGGGAAACAAAGTGCTGCTTCGGCAATTTTGGTTGCTGCTGTAAATGGGATTATTCTTTGGTTGAAAAGATATGGAGTTCAAGTAACTGAAACTGAATTGTACCAACTCTATTATGAAGTTGATCGATTTGCTGAGAGATCAAAGATTAATAAATTTGCAGAAAAGATTGATGAAGAACAATTCTATAAATTTATAGATGAATTTGTGAATGCTGTAGACGTAGAATTGACTAAAAATCCAAAATTTTTGGAAAATAAAATTATCTTATGGAAACTATTTTCTGCCTGTCAGGATCTTTTGAATAAAAAATGGGTAAGAAAAAACCCAGTAACTGATGAAATTAAATACCAGATCAACAAAAAAATTATAGAAACTCCTGAACTTCTTGATTATAAAGTCAAAAGAGATGTTGATATGGCAATATCTGATTATAATAAGGAAGTTAAAAAACTTGGATTAGAACCTCCAGATAAGAAGCCTATATATTCAGAGAAACCGCCAGATGGGAGCAGTGCTCAAGACCTTCTGGGTGGAGAAATGAGATTACGAGCACCTTGGGTCAAAGAGGACCCTTGACAGTACCAGGAGAATCTGGTATTATTATCTCATGGTTGACGAGGGATCACCACCTCGATCAAACCATTCCTGTCTCGGTAGCTCAGTTGGATAGAGCATCTGCCTTCTAAGCAGTTGGTCACAGGTTCAAGTCCTGTCCGAGACGCCAGGGGAATTAGCTCATTTGGTAGAGCAGGGTCTTTGCAAGGCCAAGGTGAGGGGTTCAAGTCCCCTATTCTCCACTTGACAATCTTATCAATGTGTGATATGATTGTCTTCTGCTTATCCATTTTGTAGTGGGTTTTGAGGGTAAGCAACAGTAAACCTACTTGAAAAAGAGAAAAGTATGAAGTCCGTGAATTTTAAATTCACAATATGCATCTGCTTTTCTTATTTGCGGGCATGGTGTAGCGGTAACATCTGAGCCTTCCAAGCTCCAGTCACGAGTTCGATCCTCGTTGCCCGCTCTTGAAGAAATCGACGGGTTTCTTCTGGGTATGACAGAAAAATCCTTGTGGTTACTCACGGGATATTGTATTAGGTTAGGGGTGGTGCCCGCTGTATCGTTGAGAAATCAAAGGTATAGAACTTCTACCACGAAGAATCTAAGTGTCGGGAAAATACGTTGTCAGTGTAACCTTCCCGATTGTGAGTATGACAGAATCTCACTACCCTCATTCCCTTGTAGCTCAATGGCAGAGCACGGAGCTGTTAACTCTGGGGTTCTTGGTTCAAGTCCAAGCAGGGGAGTTGAAAGGATTGGAAATGTTCGATTCTTTCAAATTGAAAATGCTGGACAAACTTTGGAGGCAACTCCCACTCCATTTGGGTGCCTTCCTGAGAACAGGGAAAATAAGGTTTGGTGTTTTCTCTTATTCACTGCCCTCTAATGCAGTGAAAATCACATCAAGTGTCTGGTGCAAGTGGTGGACACTCACCACTGTTCGGGAGATTAACTCAGTGGTAGAGTGACTGCTTTACACGCAGTAAGTCGTTGGTTCAAGTCCGACATTTCCCATCATATATAAGATATGAATATAACGTTAAGATATTAGTAAAATGTTAGTCGTTAGATGCAAGTCCTGCAATACAGAAATAATAGGTTCACCAAAAATACAGGTCTGCGGATGTCCCAATAAAATGGAAGTTCGTGATGACAAAGTTTCTGCTGTTGATTTAACACAAGTTGTTATGATTAACGGTGGAAAGACCTCAAAAAAAGAGCAAAAAATATTATCTGATCAGGATCTTGCGTTTCAAGAAGCAAGAAAAGCACGAAAAGTCCGTAAATTGGATTTTGAAATTCGTTAAATCTTGGAAGGGTGGTCGAGTGGTTTATGGCACTGGTCTTGAAAACCAGCGATGTGCGAGCATCCGTGGGTTCAAATCCCACCCCTTCCGTTTAATAATCTCTTAATCATGTTGTTGAAATTCACATAAAGTTGACTTTTGAAGTCAAATATTTTATAACTATTATAATGACGTTTATTGAGTGTTTAAATGAACGAATCGGAAGTTCAAAAACTTATTGATAAGGCTATTGATAAGCATAATAAAACTGCAACTTTGATAAGTGCCTGTATAGGATCTGTTCTTCTTTTCTTCTATGCCCATGGCGTAGTTTGTATCGTAAATAGAATTTCTGGGTAAGTATAATGGATTTCCGTTATTACTTGCCCTTTCTTGTTTTGTTACTGATTATACTATCAATGTTTATTCATGGCGTTATTATTATGAGAGAACTTCATGGATATCAACAGAATCCTAAAGTTAAAAATCATCCAGAAATGAAAGGAGTTAAAAAAGGAGATTTGCTAATGGTAGTAAGATTTACCGATGAAGATTATTCTGAACTTTCAGAAAGAATTCAAAAGCAAAAACTCGATGAACTATTTGAAGAACCATCTACATATGAAGATGAACTGGATGATGATACTTGATACATGAACACTTAACTGGGGAGTTTTTTATGCCCGACAATTTTATAGGTCTATATTTTCTATTGATTATTCTGGGAATATTAATTGCATATGCTGGAGTCGATGAAACTTTAAAGTTATTTACTTATCTCGATCTTCAATTGAGGTACTTTTTCATTAAGATTCAAATGAAAAGAATGCAAAGAAAACTTCAAAGAGATTTAAATTTACCTCAAAAAAATTGGGAGAAAGAATTCAATGGAAAATGAACTTACCACTAAAAGTTGCCCTAAATGCGGTGCTGTTTGGTTGAACGGGAAGCACGTTTGGGCAACTGGAAAACCTGGAAATGAATTAGACCTTGCGGGTCTTGTCTGCAATAATCTTGGGGATGATACCTGTGTTAATCCATGTAGAGGGCAAGAAGGTGGAACTACATGGGCAAAAAGACAACAAGATTTAGAAAACGACTTTCCGAAAGATGATTAAAGTATTTGCACATTGGCTTTCAAATCACACATATATTATGATTGTTATTAGTGGATTTATCACTGCACCACTAACTTATTTTATGATAGATAGTATGAAACATCCTGAGAGATATAATCACAAATAAGTATGGAACCTAATTTAATGCAAGCAGTGCTGTATTCCAAAGATAATTGTCAAGAATGCGAAAGAGCAAGAATGCTCTTGGATAGTGTTAAAATTTCTTATTTGGAATATAAATATCAAAAAGATTTTAATAAAAAGCAATTTGAATCTGAATTTGGTATGAATGTGTCATTCCCTCAGGTTGCAATTGGATATAAACATATTGGTGGCCTTAAAGAAACCCTTCAATATCTAAAGGAACAAAAACTTATATGACCTACGAGCAGTTTTTAGATATGCCTACTAGCTTTATCGATGATATGGCTAGAGTAATTTCTGTAAAGCACAAATATAGGTTAGAGTTTACACAAGAGGAAAAGGAAATTAATCAACATATTTTGACTTATATGGAAGAAATGAGGATTAATGAATTAAGATATAAATTTGAGAAATGTTGGGAGGTTGAAGAATGAAACATGCACTTATTCTTTCTCTTTGTTTTTTGCCTCTTGCAATTATCTACATAATTATGAAAGTATCTTTATGGTTATCCTCAAGCGTATCCGAAGTCAATTATGTCAGAGAAGATGCCAAACGACCACACGGACCCTATGTGGAAAACGCATATGGAGATGTTGATGAAGAGAATGAAGCGGATTGAAGTTTCTGAAATAATAGATGAGGCAATTTGGAAATGGTATTTTGAGAGGGGATTAGAAGTTCCAAATTGGAAAATGCAAAAAGATCCACAATGGTGGATTGATTATCTTAAAGATATAGAAAATCAATGAAGGGTAAACATCAATGCTGGCATTTTGTCATGTCTTCATTTGCAAGATTATATGGAGTTGAAAGAAGCAAGGCAGAACAAAAATTTCATGAAATTGCACTTCAGTGGTGTGATGATCATAACTATACTTGTGACATTCATTTAGATGATTTAAATAAAGTTGATGCATATTTTAAAAATATTTACGAAACCTGGGAGGGATAGATGAAAGTAGGATTAATTGGATTGGGAAGGATGGGAGAAGGAATGTCCCGTCGCATGATGAAAGCAGATATTGAAGTTTGGGGTTATAGGAGAAATCTTGATAAGGCAAATGAATCATTTGAAAGGGGTTATATTTCTGGATATGCTGCCGATATTGAAACTCTTGTTAGGGTAGTTAAACGAAATAAAAATGGAGAACAACCAGGAATTTTCCAGATGGTAGTTCCCGCTGAAACAGTAGAGGAAACGATTAATGAGTTACTACGATATTGTGGTGAAGGAGATATTATTATTGATCATGGCAATAGCAATTTTAAAGACAGTCGGAAAAGAGCAGAACGTCTGGCAAAGTTGGGTATCCAATATATTGATTGTGGCACTTCTGGGGGTGTTTACGGTCTGGATCGTGGATACTGTCTTATGGTTGGGGGCGGAAATACTGCAGTCTCCACTTGTTCGCGCATTTTTAATGCCCTTGCCCCAGGAGTCAACTCTGCCCCCAGGACTGAGCATGACTCAGACATAACTTCCGCAGAGAGGGGTTGGTTGCATTGTGGTGGTCCTGGTGCTGGGCATTTTGTGAAGATGGTTCATAACGGCATTGAGTATGGTATGATGCAGGCATATGCAGAAGGATTCAACATTCTCAAGAATGCCAACAATGGAGCACAGTATGTCAGAGAAGGAGACGCAGAGGTTGCCCCTATGGCAGACCCAGAATCCTACTGCTATGATATTGACGTTGCTGAGGTTGCTGAGTTATGGCGTCGTGGTAGCGTTGTTGGTTCTTGGTTACTTGATCTTACTGCTTCTGTGCTACGCAGCAGCCCACAGCTTTCTAACTTCTCTGGAGGGGTATCCGACAGTGGTGAAGGTAGGTGGACGGTTAATGCTGCTGTGGATCTGGGGGTTCCCGCTCCTGTCATCACAACTGCTCTTTATGAAAGATTTAATTCACGCAATCTGGGCACTTTCGCTGCCAAGATTTTAAACGGTATGAGATTTATGTTCGGTGGTCATCACGTTAGATAGGAGAAAACAAATGAAAATCTTTTTAGACACAGCTGATTTTAGTTTAATTGAAAAAGCATACTCCACTGGACTTGTAGATGGAGTAACCACGAATCCAACTTTAATTTTAAAGAGTGGAAGACAGTTGAAAGAAGTAATCGAAGAGATTGCTGAAAAATGTCCAACTTTAGAATCAATATCTGCTGAAGTTGTTGCTGATACTTGCGATGAAATGCTTTCGCAAGCACAAAAATATTATACAATTAAACCTAATATCACAATTAAATTGCCTTGCACCCCAGAAGGACTGAAGGCATGTAAGTTTTTAACTGATGTCGGAGTTACTACAAACTTAACTCTAGTATTCTCCGTATCTCAGGCAATTCTTTGTGCAAAAGCAGGAGCAACGTATATTTCCCCATTTGTAGGAAGATTGGATGATGCTGGGGTATCGGGTATTCATAGAATTCATGACATTGTTCATGCAATCAAAGGTTATGGATATAAAACAAAAGTTCTTGCGGCATCAATCAGATCATTAGCACATGTTGAAGATTGTGTATTGGCAGGGGCAGATGTCATTACAATGCCAGTTGAGTATTTCTGGAGTATGTATGAACATGCTCTAACCGATGCTGGTATTGAGAAATTTAATGACGATTGGGCAAAAGTATTAAAAGAGGTTAATAATGGATGAATGGTTAAATATATGTAAAAATTGCAAACTAGTTCAAGATAGATTTGATCATGGTGCTTGTTGTAGAGAATATGAAGTTTCGGTTTCTGAGGAAGAAGTTAAAACATTGATGGAAAATATATGGAAAAGAAAACCCAATCTAAGAAAACATGGAATAGAATTATTTTTTGAAAAACGGGAAGGGAAATATTTTTTTCTAAAAGATCCAGAAACTAAGTATTGCACAATGTATGATCAAAAAAATCAAAGGTGCTCAATTTATGATACGAGACCATCCATGTGTAAAAATTATTTTTGTAAACAACTTCAAGAATATTTGAATTCAATTTAACTGACTAATAAATAAAAAAAGATTAAATAGAAAAAAAAATGTCTGTATTTAGATTTACTTTTGAAAATGGCGAAGGTCCAGATTTTATAGTTGATGTGACTACCTCTGGAACTGGATCTAATCTTGTTATGAGTAGCACCCCAGCCCTCACTATTGAATGTAGGACTACAGATTTGACCTTATTATCATCTTTTACTCCTGGTAATAATAATAGTCCTTCAGCAGGAAATACTGTCGGACTTGCTTACTGGGAATTTCAAGAATATATTTCTCCTCCTCCTGGGGCGGGGGATCCAAAATACTGGTCTTGGAGATCTGCAAATACAGTATTATCGCATCCAACTTCTGGAAAGAGCTTTGATTTGTGGTTTGCAGATCCATTTTATAATAGAATAGTTCAGGATGGTAATGTTTGGACTACTTTACTGGGAGCTGCAAGAACTTTAAACCAAAATTATTGGACCGTTTTTTATGATTATGACGGACAATATGCTGTGGGATGGAAAAAAGGTGGAGAAGTCACTGTTCAATTGCTGTGAGTGCTTTACATTTTTCACAAATTGCCCTATAATTTCATCGTTCCTACTTGATTAAAATGTCGGTCACTGTAAAATTTAAAAAAGATATTAATACAATTAAAGCTGCTGTTAATGGCGAATTTTATTTGGATGTTAAAAATCCAAAATTATTTAAAAAACTCAGAAAATTTTATGAGAATGAGGGAGTAGTTTTTTCTGGTGATCCAATGGATGATTATGAAATTTTAATCGACTGTTTATTTGTAGACCTGGAAAAGGTATATATTTAAAAATGAATTTACATTTAACCTATTTTGGAGACAATAGTTTTTCTTTTGGAAAACAAAGATTAAAAGAACAAGCAAATAATTTTTCGGTATTTAAAAGTATTCAAGAATTTGGAGAAGATGATTTAACTGATGATTTTTGGGTTAATCATGCTAGTAAAATGATGGAAAGAAGATTATCTCAACCATCTAAATTTTATGGTTATTATGCATGTAAACCTCATTTTGTCTCAAAGGCTTTAAAAAATATTCCAGAAAATGAGGTTTTATTGTTTCTTGATGCTGGATGTGAATTAAATAAGCAAGGAAAAGATAAACTATTTGAATATTATGAAGAAACAATAAAAAATAATGGATTGTTTTTTCATATTGATCATCCAGAAATAAAATGGACAAAAATGGATACGTATCGTAGAATACTAAGTAATGATGATAAACACTTTATGACATCTCAGATTATTGGTGGAATATATTTCCTAAAAAATAATCAATTTATTAGAGATTTTGTTGATACTTGGAAAGGTATTTGTATAGAAGACGGCGGAAAATATTTAGATGATAGTCCATCAGTGTTAAAAAATCATAATATTTTTGTAGAAAATAGACATGATCAATCTATATTATCCTTGCTTGTAAAAAAATATTCCGAAGAATATGATTTTTCTTTTTACAGTGATGATACTTATGAAAATATATGGCAATTGAATAATATACCGTTCTGCTACGAATTTGAAGGTCAGTCTAGAATTTGGAATACTTATGGAAAAGAATTTCCAATTTGGGCTACTAGAAGTGGAAGACAGCAATTTGGATTTTGTGAAGTATGAAAAAGGCATTAATTACAGGAATCACAGGACAAGATGGATCGTATCTCGCTGAACTACTACTTGAAAAAGGTTATGAGGTTCATGGAATTATCCGAAGAGCATCCCTTATTAACACTCATCGTATTGACCACATTTATAATCGTATTCATCTCCATTACGGCGACCTTACTGATTCTACCAATCTTATAAGGGTAATTCAGAAAGTTAAACCGAATGAGATTTATAATCTTGGTGCTCAGAGTCATGTAAAGGTATCTTTTGAAATACCTGAATATACTGGACAAGTTGATTCACTTGGAACTCTTCGTATTCTTGAAGCAGTTCGTATTCTTGGAATGGAGAATGATGTTCGTATCTATCAGGCATCTACGTCAGAACTTTATGGTAAGGTTCAGGAGATTCCTCAAACAGAAACAACTCCTTTCTATCCCAGGAGTCCTTATGGTGTTGCTAAGATCTATGGTTACTGGATTGTCAAAAACTATCGTGAGGCATATGGAATGTATGCTTGCACGGGCATTCTTTTTAATCATGAATCTCCTCGCCGTGGTGAGACATTTGTTACTCGTAAGATTACCAGAGGTTTCAAGGCAATGTCTGAGGGTAAGCAAACGGTGCTTAAACTGGGCAATTTGAATGCTCTTCGTGATTGGGGACATGCAAAAGATTATGTTGAGGCAATGTGGTTAATGCTTCAACAAGATGAACCTGATGACTTCGTGATTGCTACTGGAAAACAGTATTCAGTTCGTGAGTTTGTTGAAAGAGTAGCACCTTACTTCGGAATGAAAATTAAATGGGAGTTCACTGATGAAGGCACTGAAGTTGGAATTGATAAGATCACTGGTTTAGTGCGTGTAATTGTTGATCCTAAATACTTCCGACCTGCTGAAGTAGAGACCTTATTAGGTGATGCCACTAAGGCAAAACGGAAATTGGGTTGGGAACCTAAGATTTCTTTTGATCAATTAGTTGAGGAAATGTGTATTAATGAAACTTGACAGTAAGATTTTAGTTGCTGGTGCCTATGGAATGGTTGGTAGAGCAATTGTGAGATCTCTTGAAGAAGGTGGATACATAAACATCATCAAAGGAACTCGGGATGATGTGGATTTCACGGATCAAGATGAAACTGAAAGATATTTTTGTTCAGAAGAACCTGAATATGTTTTTCTTGCTGCTGCTAGAGTTGGCGGCATTATGGCAAATAAAAACTATAAGGCAGATTTTTTAACTGAGAATCTTCAAATCCAAACCAATATTATCCAAAGTTCTTATAATTTTGGTGTTAAAAAACTTTTATTTCTTGGTTCTTCTTGTATCTATCCCAAATTTGCAAATCAACCAATCACTGAAGATCAGTTGATGACGGGTCCTCTTGAACCAACAAATGATGGATATGCTCTTGCTAAGATTGCGGGAATTAAAATGTGTCAGGCATATGCTGAGCAATATGGATTTAATGCCATTTCATTAATGCCTACTAATCTTTATGGGCCTAATGATAACTTTAATCCAGAGACCTCTCACGTTCTTCCTGGATTTATTACTAAGTTTCATAAGGCAAAGGAAACTGGTGAAATTCCTATTGTGTGGGGAGATGGATCACCATATAGAGAATTTTTGCATGTAAATGATCTTGCGAATGCTTGTCTTTTTCTTATGGAAAATTACGATAGTCCAGAGATTATTAATGTGGGAACAGGTACAGATATTACTATTAAAGAATTGGCAAAAACTATTGCCAAGGTTGTTGGATATGAGGGGGACATTGCTTGGGACACAAATAAACCTAATGGAACTCCAAGAAAATTATTGAACGTGGATAAACTTCAAGAGCTTGGATGGAAGCATTCTATTGACTTTGAAACGGGATTGAAAGAAACTTACGAATGGTATTTGGAGAATAAATGATATGATCCCAGTATATCAACCATCAGTAACTGATCTTGAAAAAAAATATGTCAACGAATGTTTAGATAGTTCTTGGATTTCTTCAAAGGGAAAATATGTAGATCTTTTTGAAGAATCTTTTGCCAAAAAAACAAATATAGATTATTCTGTTTCTACATGTAATGGGACAGTAGCTTTGCATTTAGCATTACTTGCATTGGGTATTGGACCTGGAGATGAAGTTATTGTCCCAACATTTACTTATATTGCTTCGGTAAATTCAATTGTTTATTGTGGTGCGACTCCAATATTTGTGGATTCTTTGGAGAAAACTTGGCAAGTAGATCCAGAAGACATTATAAAAAAAATAACTTCAAGAACAAAAGCAATTATGGTCGTTCATTTGTATGGACAATCTTGTGATATGGATTATATTTGTAAAATTGCAAAAGAAAACGAATTGTTTCTTGTCGAAGACTGTGCAGAAGCATTTGGAACTTACTATAAAGGAAAACATGTAGGATCTTTTGGAGATATTTCTACTTATAGTTTTTTCGGAAATAAAACTATAACAGCGGGAGAAGGAGGAATGGTCGTTACAAATAATGAAACACTTTATAGAAGATCAATCCATTTGAAGGGACAAGGACTTGCAGAACATCGTCAATATTGGCATGATGTTGTTGGATATAATTATCGAATGACCAATATTGCTTGTGCAATTGGACAAGCTCAATTAGAAAGGTCCGATGAATTAATTGGAAAAAAAAGAAAAATAGCAGAATACTATCATAACGCATTTGATGGAACTCATGTTCAAACGCATAAAGAACAGTCAGGTACTGTTCACAGTTATTGGATGAATAGTGTTATTTTTGAATGCAATCAAGAACAAAGAGATAAATTTAGAGAATATTTGCGTGAAAGGGGCATAGATACTAGACCTTTATTTTATCCAGTTCATACAATGCCGATGTATTCTCATAAATATCAGTCTCACAGGATAGCAGAAAACATTAGTGGAAGAGGATTTAATATTCCTAGTTATCCCGATCTAACTGAAGAGCAATTAGATTATATTTGTAGTAATATTTTGAACTATGAATTTTAATACAGAATTTTCATTCAATGAAATAAAAACTTTAGTTGAACAAAATAGCAAGTTGAAAAAAACTTTTAGATATTTTTCTTCTAGAGAAGCAAGTTGTTTCAAGAATCATCTATATCATTTTATACTATGTGATCCTCAACCTGTTGGTTATGGGCATTTGGATTATGAATTTAATAAAATTTGGTTGGGAATGTGCGTATTTGATTCATTTGTTGGAAATGGGTATGGGAAGATAATACTTAAAAATCTTTTAGATAATAGAAATGAAAATTCATTATATCTTACTGTAGATAAAGATAATTATAAAGCAATAAATCTTTATTTAAATAATGGATTTAAAATTTATTCTAATAGTGAAAAAATTTTTTATTGTTTATTTAAATAAAATATGGAATTAAATATAAAAACTCACGTAGGTATAGGTGACATAATTCATCTTAAGCAACTTTTGGATACGGTCAAAAATAAATATGAAAAAATAAATATAACATTTTCTACTGAAGTAATCAAACAATTTAAGTGTGATTATGATTCATACTATGATTTTGTAACTAAATTATTTTCTTTATTATTTTCGGAGAGTCCATATAATTTAGTTGATGATTTAGATGCAGAGGGAACATCTGGAATAAGTTTTAGTTCACAATATAATGTAAGACCTCAAATTCCATATTTGGAAAAATATTTCATAGAAAAAAAAGAAGAAGAAAATTATATAGTAGTTTTGACAAAAATTAGAGGAATATGGAGCCATACTTATGAATCATTTAAAGACGAATATTTGACTATACTTAATGATATTTCAAAAAAACATAAGATTTTATTGTTGGGGGAAAAAGTTGTTGGAGATAATCCAGAATATTGTCTTTTGGGTGGATCGAAATTTATATATTCAATTTATGATGATTTGGTAAACAATTTAGAAAATTATACAGATTTGACAGTTGATGAAATTGGAACATCATCTCCAAATTATAATAATTTTATTAAAGATTGTAATATAATGAATAGAGCAAAGCATGTAATAGGTTTGTCTACTGGTGGAAATATAGCAATGGCAATGTCCGTTTCTTCCATAATCAATTATTATGGAAATTCTGAGGGATCTTTTTTTTATCATATGATGGATAAAAAAGATGACAAATTTATTACTGATGATTTAAATTTGTTTTTTTCTAAACTTAGATGTTTATGTAAGTAGAAAATTCAACAACTTGTGTTTTTAAATAAATTATAGTATAATATTTTCTTGCTAGTATTTAAATTTTATGGCTGATACACTTGGATCTTTAATTGATAAACTGACCACAGCTGATCTAAAAATGTGGAATAATCAAGAGTTGCTTTATGAAATTCGTAGAATGACTTTTGAAGAGTATAAAGCAAAATATTTTGATACGGAAGAAGGTGCTCAAAAACTTTGGGAATGTTTAAAACGAGCTTGCGATCTTAATGTTCAACGTAATCAATTAATCGATGAAGTTGATGAAAAGATTGTTGAAATTGTTTCTGATGCAGTCTCTGGGAAAGATTTAGATTCTGGTAAGTTTATTCAAAGAAAACATAAAACATATTAAATAAAAAATGAAACTTATATCAAAAGTTATAGAAGAAGCATATATTCTGCCAAAAGAATTTTCATCATTGGAATGTGGAGCTAATGATACGATTTATATTGAAACTGCAGATTGGATTAAAAATAAAAATTGCTGGTTAATGGAACCAATACCAAAGCTTGCAAAAAAAATTAAAGATGATTTGACTACAAATTTAATTGAATCTGCTCTATCTACTTTCAATGGAAAATCTAAATTTTATGTATTTGAGCAACTTGATGGTTGGAGTTGTTTATCTGATGTTGAATTAAATCCAGATCAAAGGTCTTTTGCCGATTCAAAAAAAGAAATTGAAGTCCAATGTATTACATACGATAGCATACAAGATAAATTGGGAATTAACTTTGATATTTTAATTCTTGATATTGAAGGATATGAAGATGACATTTTGAGATACATGAAAAGAATATCTAAGAAGTATCTTCCAAAAATATTTTGTATTGAATGTGGATATGAATGGGAAGTTAGAAAAAGCCTTGTAAAGGATCTTGGATATAATTTAGATTTTTATTATTATAATAATGCTTTTTTTAGACTTGATCAATGTGATATTGAAGTAAATGAAAAAAAAGTTTCAGAATTTAATAATTTATATAAAAGTTGGAGTTTTAATGATCGATTAATTTATGTTAATGAAAAAGTAAATCAATGAAGTATATTATTTTGGGGAAATCCTTGAAAAAAGGTGTTTCTGGAAATGATAGTGGAGACTTGTCTACTTATTTTGAATTGGGGTGGGAAGTTGTTGGAAGTAGAATAGACTTTATTAGATTATTAAAAACGGAAAATCTAAGTAATTGCGTAGCTGTTACAACTGATGATAGAATATTCTTTTATTCTAAATTTTTTGAAAATGTTATTTCTTACGATCAATTTCAAAAAGTAGTAACTTTTGAAGATATTGTTGATGATTGGACATCTTCAAAAACTTCGGGAAATTATTTTTCTTTTCTATATGAAGAAACTTTTGTAGATTCTAGTGGAAAATATGTTTATTACGAAGAAGATTATGATGAAATATTTAATGGGTTTGATTTTTCAAATGTGAGTATTAAAAAACCCGAAAAATATGTTGTTATTGGATTGAGGACAAGAGATCATTCAGATCAAAAAAACTTTACCAATTATATAGATTTTTATGATAAAATAATTGAGAAAATAAAAGAAGAAGTCACTTCAAATATATTTGTTGTTGGATTTGGAACAGAAAAATTTTGTGAGAAACATCAATGCAAATATGTAGATAAATTGGTTGATTTTGTGTATTTGATAAAAGATAGAGAAAAATGTATAGGTCAAGTAACTCAATCAACAGGAACTTTAGTTCTTTCTCTCATTTGTTCAGAAGTTCCTATTCATCTTTTAGATACTAATTTAGTTGCTCAATTAAATAGTAAAAATGCAGTTCTTGGTGGAAAGTGCGTTCATTTTTGTAAAGGTCCAATATACCATTATGCAAAATCAAGTTTAAATGATCATGATATTGTAACTATTATTAAAGATTTAAAATTAAGGAGATAGTATGAGTTTCTGGCCTTTAATGAAAGATAATATGACCCTTGAGGATAGGGTTAGAATGGCAAAGTTCTGTTTGACTTCTAGAAAATTTACTAATGGATCTAAAGTCAGAGAATTTGAAGATGAATGGGCAGCATGGGTAGGAAGTGAATATGCTCTATATGTGTCTTCTGGAAGCACTGCTAATTATTTGCTCCTTGCTGCAGTCAAAGAAGTATTTGGATTAAAGAATGGTGATAAGGTAGTTGTTCCCGCTTGCACTTGGGTTACTAATATTAATCCAGTATTTCAATTGGGATTTCAACCAATTTTTTGTGATGTTGACATTAATTCGTTTACGTTTAATGAAGATAATTTGAGGTATATTGCTGAAAAGCACCCAGACATCAAATTAGTGTTTACTACTCATTTGATGGGATTTCCTTCTCCTGTAGAACGATATCGAGAAATTTTTCCGAATGCTTTATTTTTGGATGATGTTTGTGAATCTCATGGAGCTAAAAATTTTAATGGATCAAAGGTAGGTTCAGATAGTCTTGGTGCTACTTTTAGTTTTTATTTTGGACACCACATGTCCACTATTGAAGGTGGCATGATTTGCACCAACGATTGGAGAATCTATGATATGATGAGACTTAAAAGAAGTCATGGTCTTGCAAGAGAATCTGATGAAAAAGAAGTCTATTATGAAACTTATAATGAATTAAATAAAGAATTTCTTTTCGTAACTGATGGATATAATTTTAGAAATCATGAATTGGCTGCAGTATTGGGTTTATCCCAATTGAAAAGATTAGATAGAATGATCGAAAAAAGAAATAATAACTATAAAAAATTTGTTAAAATACTCTCCCAATATTGCCATAAAGTTCATGTCCCATTTGTTCCAGACGGAATAAGTAGTTTTTGCTTTCCTTTAGTTTTTTATAATAAAAATACAAAAGAGAATTTTGAAAAATTGTGTGTTAAAAATGGAATAGAATACAGACCAATTATAGGAGGAAATCTTTTAAAGCAACCCTACTTAAAGCACTATTCTATTGATAATAATAAAGATAATTGGGTTGACAATATCCATGATTTTGGATTATACTTGGGGAATAATCATTTTGTGGGAAATCGTGAAATGAATATGTTAAAATCAATTCTTGATAATTTAAATGACTAAAAACCTTATAGTTGCTCATCATTTGGGACTAGGTGATGTATTTTGTATAAGTCCAGCAATAAGATATTTGTGTAAAAAATATGAAAACGTATATGTATTTTCAAAATCCGAATATTTTGAAAATACATTAAAGTTATATCATGATGTTGATAATCTTTCTATAATTGAAATTGAAGATTCGATTTACGCTATAAATTACTTCATAGATAACTTTAAAGAAGAAAAAGAAGTTTATAAGTGTGGAATTTATAAAAATAATGATGATTTGGGAAAATATAAATTGCCAGATATTTTTTATGAACAAATAAACATACCAGTAAAAGTTTCTAGCACTCATTTTAATATAGATGATGAAGTTATAGATGATACTGTTTATAATAGAGTAAAAGAATTTGAATATATTTTTGTAAATGCAAAGTCATCTGGCACTAATCATATTCATGAATTGAAAAAAATAATACCAAATGATAGATTAATTTTAAATCCAAATTATAATCATTATAAGGAATCTGATGAATATTATGAAATTGCTCAACAAGTTATTAATTTGCCCCTATTTTCTTATGTTAATATAATTAAGAACGCAAAAGAATTTTATGGAATAGGTCATTTGTTTAGCATTCTTGGAAAATTTTTATGCAATGAAGAATCTAAAAAAGTAATCTATAATTATAATAAAATAAATCTCTCAAAAAACTTTTTTGAGGGCTGGGAAATATATGAAATTTAACTTTTATAATAAAAATGTCTTTTTCTATTAATCATCTAGGTAACAATGGGCATTTGGGGAATCAAATGTTTCAATATGCATTTGCAAAATCAATGTCTATAAAACACAATAGACGATTTTACATTCCACCTCATCATGTCTTTGGTAAGTATTATTATCAAGATCTTTTCAGCAACATTGATGATGCATTTATTATTGATTGTGACCGATCAATGACAGAGTTCCCATCTGTTACTGAAAGGTTTTTTCATTTTGATGAGGATTTATTTGAAAATCCACCAGAACATGATGTTAATTATGTTGGATATTTTCAAAGTGAAAAGTATTTTAAGCATATTGAAGGCGAATTGAGAAATAAAGATTTTCAATTTAAAAGAGAAATTCAAAATGAATGTGAGCCAATTGTATCGGAAATGCATAATAGTGATTGTATTGGAATACACATAAGACGAAATGATTTCTTAAAAAATCCAAATCATCCTGTGCAACCAAACTCATACTATGAGAAGGCATTGTCAGAGTTTGATAATGATCTTCCTGTATATGTTTTTTCCGATGATCCAGAGTGGTGTATGGAACAAAAAATATTTGATGGAGATAGATTTTCTGTTTCTGAAATTGGAGATGCCTATATGGATCTTTATCTACTTTCTCAATGCACTCATCACATTATTTGTAATAGCACGTTTAGTTGGTGGGGAGCTTGGTTGGCAGATAGTGTAAATGTTATAGCACCTAAAAATTGGTTTGCTGGTGATTGTAAGGATCATGATACAAAAGATTTATATTTAAAACATTGGATATTAATATGATAAAATGCAATTTATATGGAGATTCTTTTACTCATAATACGGGAGGAAATAAAGGATACTCTACTCATGGAAAAGAATCAAAATATATTGAATGGGTTTTTGATAATTCATCCAATATAAGTTTTTACATTGATGGATTTATTCCATTGGCATTTAAACATAAAGATAATAAAAAAAAGTATGGTTGGCTTTTGGAATCAAAATTTGTTTCTAATTCAATATATGAAAATGTTAAAAATCATTATTTAAAATATTTTGAAATTTTTGATTTAATTTTTACTAATAGTAAAGATTTACTTGATATTGATGAAAGATTTAAATTCTGCCCAGCTGCATCAACATGGATACAATCGCCAAAAATTTATAAAAAATCTAAAATGATTTCCATGATTGCTTCAAATAAATCTATGACATATGGACATCTTGAAAGACTTCAATGGGTTGAAAAAATAGGAGATCAGGTTGATTTGTATGGAAGGGGATTTAATCAAATTGACTTCAAAGAAGAAGGATTATGTGATTATATGTTTTCTGTTTGTATTGAAAATGGATTTTATGATGGATACTTTACTGAAAAAATATTAGACTGTTTTGCTACTGGAACTATACCAGTTTATAAAGGAGCACCTAATATCGGAGATTATTTTAATACCGATGGTATAATATTTTTGAATGATGAATTTGAAGTTTCTGAGGATATATATTATAGTAAAATGAAGGCAATTAGAGATAATTTTGAAGTACAAAAAACATATCCTATTGGCGAAGATTTTATTTATTTAAACTATTTTTTAAAAAATGATATCATTTAATAATATTGGAAACTGTGGAAGACTTGGGAATCAAATGTTTCAATATGCTTCGTTAAAGGGCATAGCAAAAAAACATGGGTATTCTTTTTGCATCCCACCAAAAGATTTTTTTGGAACTAAAGATCCTAAAGTTCTTAATGCTAATTGTGATATTTACGATGTATTTGATCTACAAAAAAATAATATTATTGATATAACAAATAATGTAAAATTAAAGGAATCTACAATAAATTTTGATAAAGATTTATTTGAAACATGTCCTGACAATGTAGATATTGATGGATATTTTCAATCTGAAAAATATTTTAATCATATTGAAGATGAAATCCGAAAGGATTTTGTATTTGATGAAAATCTTTTGATAGATGCAAATAGATTTCTTGCTGAATTTTATCCTGGACAAGATGTAATATCTTTACACATTCGCAGAAGTGATTACTCAGATTTTCCAGATCATCATCCAATTTGTTCGATAGAATATTATAAAAAAGCACTTTTATTATTTCCTGAAGAATGTCCAGTGATTATTTTCACGGATGATGAAAAATGGTGCGAAGATCAAAGTTTTTTTGATGGAGATAGATTTATCATTTCTCAAGAAAATACTGTAGATTTTGATTTATGTTTAATGACATGTTGTGATTATCATATTATTGCAAACAGTTCTTTTAGTTGGTGGGGAGCTTGGTTATCAAAAAGTAAAAAAGTAGTTGCTCCCCAAAAATGGTTTGGTCCAGCTTTATCTGGATGGAAAATTGAAGATAGAATTTTAGAAAAATGGATAGTAATATGAAAACTTTAAATGATTATTTTGACGAAATATACTGTATTAATTTAAATAAGAGAACTGATAGATGGGAAGAATGTCAAAAAGAATTTAAAAAGCATAATATAAATGTTAATAGATTTAATGCCTTTAATGGGAATGATTTTCCCAATGAATCTATTCTTAATTTAAACGCAAGTCAAATTGGTTGTTTAATGTCTCATAGGGAATTAATTAAAAAAATAAAATCTAAAAATCTTAAAAATGCTTTAATTCTTGAAGATGATATTCAATTTTCGGATGATTTGAATGAAAAATTATCTGAAATTATGAAACAACTTCCTAGTGATTGGGATATGCTTTATTTGGGTGGCAATCATATAGGAAATAATCCATGGTCTATTGGGACTTTATCAAAAGTTAAAAAAAATATTTTTAGAGTCACTCATTGCCTCACTTTACATGCATATGCAATAAGAGAAAATATCTATGATAAAATAATAGAGTCTTTACATGGAACGACCGCAGATGAAGCTATTGCAAAAATTCAGAATGAAATTAATTGTTATATTATAAGACCTCATATAGCATGGCAAAGAGCCAGTCATTCTGATAATAGGGGATTTTTTATAGATGCTCCTTTTTTGCAAAAGGATGAAGAATTTTTTCAAGGAAGGATTTTTGGACCTCAAATGTTAAATAGGAATGATGTCAGAGATAAAATGACAGATTGGGAAAAACAAATGTATGATAATCAAAAGAACACATTGCAGTGAGGAATTAAAATGAATAAGAAAGTATTTGTGGTTATGATTACTAAAGATGAAGAAGATATTATAGGTCACAATATTGAATGGCTACAAACTCAAGATATAGATCATTTTTTTATTGCAAATAATTTGTCTACAGATAATACAAAAAAAATATTATTGGAATTGTCTGAAAAATATGGAAATATGACAGTAATTGATGATAAAGAATTTGCATACGCACAAGATCAAAAAATGAATAGGTGGATCCCACAGTGTTATGATATGGGAGCAGATATTATTGTTGCGGTAGACTCGGATGAAAAATGGTATTCTAAAATTGAAGGAAAAACTTTAGGACAATTGTTAAAGGAATACGATGGTGATTACGTATTTAAAGCATATGTTACTGATTTTGTTCCAACAAAAAATGATCCAGAATCTGATAATCCATTTGAATCTATGATCTATGCGAAACAAAATTCCGATTCATTCCCTGCAGTAGCTTTTACCAGATGTCCTCAGGCAAAAATAACCGCAGGAAATCATGATGTTTTGAGTCATCCTGGGAAAGTCTTAGACAATATAATAGGCATTAAACATTATCAATATAGGAGCTTTGAGCAATTCGTTAAAAAAATGAGAAATGGAAAAAGAATAATGGATCTATCCATTTATCCCGATTATACTTGTAGCCATTGGAGAGAGAGGGGATCGTGGAGTAAAGATGAATTGTTAGAATGGTGGGAAAACTATATTTCACAACCTGTAAAATTATATGACGGTATTTGATGACTAACATTTCTATAGCAATCCCAACTTGGGAATCTTATGGTAGAGGTTCAGAATTTCTTGATGATTTATTGAGAACCATTGAAATTCAAAAAGGTCATCATTCCTATGAAGTTTGTATTTCTGACCATAGTAAAGATGATGAAGTGCTTAATAAAGTTGAAGAATTTAAAGACAGACTTCTAATTCGTTATCAACGAAATAAAAATGATCATGGAAATGGTCCAGCAAATACTAACAAAGCAATTGAAATGTGTTCTGGGGATGTGATAAAAGTCATGTTCCAGGACGATTTCTTTTATGATGATGAGGCACTTGAAAAGATTTATAATGCGTTGTATAATAGTGATAAGGTTTGGTTATTGAATGGATGCAATCACACTGCTGATCATGGAAACTCATTTTATTGGGATTTATATCCAAGATTCAATGATAAATTATTAGATGGGACCAACACTTTAAGTTCCCCATCTGTTTTAACCTTCAAAAAAGAAGTTAAAAATAGATTTGATGAAAATCTTGTTCACTTTATGGACATTGATTTTTTCTATGGAATGAGATTTGATTATGGAGATCCTATATTTTTAGACGATATCCTAGTTACAAATAGATTTCCAAATGATTGCTCTATCTCAAATAATGCGCCAAAGGATTTTTCTAAGGAATCTATATATTGTAAAAATAAATATGGAGTTGAATTATGATTGATTTTGTAATACCTTCTGTTGCTAGACCAACATTGATAAGATCTTTAAAATCTTTATTGGATCAAAATTATCTTTTCTATAAGGGAGAGCAAGAATGGAATGCGTTTGTTGGATTTGATGGAATACCACAAAAAAATATCAATAAAGATAATTTAATAAATGATAAAAAAATTAAATATATTTTTATTGAACAAAAAATTGGGTGTGTTGGTGAATGGGGAATGGGGAACGCTGGATTAGTTAGAAATGAAATAATGAATCATTTAAATACTCAAAATGAATGGGTTGCTTTTCTAGATGATGATGATACGGTTACACCTTATTATGTTGACAGTCTGTTTTTGGAAATTAATAATTCCGAATCTCCTGTAGATTGTTATGTTTTTAGGATGAGATTTGATCCAGGTGGAGAGAAAATCTTACCTCCTTTAGGTGAAAATAATCTAATACAAGATAAAGTTGGAATATCATTTTGTGTTAGGAAGAGTTTTCTTAAAAAAACTGGAATTAAGTTTGTAAATGATTCTAGAGAAGATTATAAATTCTTAATGAACTTAAAAGAATCTGGTGCATCTATAAAGGTATCTAATTATGTTACTTATAATGTGGGATTTTGAAGGAGGAAATTTAAATGATTAATTTTGTAATTCCAAGTATTGGTAGAGAAACTTTAAAATTTACTCTAGAGTCTATTATTAATCAAACGAATCCTGATTGGGAATGTTGGGTTGGTTTTGATGGATTATCTGAAGATCAGGTAGATAAAAATATACTCATTGATGATGACAGAATACATTACATCTATTTTAAAGATAAGATGGGAAATTCTGGTCATCATGGAAATGCTGGACTTGTTAGAAATTCTATTATTTCAAGTATTGAAAATAATAGAAAATGGATTGGATTTGTAGATGACGATGACACACTTCAAAAAGAATATGTTGAAAGTGTAGAAAAAATAACAAGTGAAGTTGAAATAGATGCTTGTATCTTTAGGATGAGATATGATAGGCATGGAATGAAAATCATACCTCCACCAGGAATGAATCAAATTATTCAAAATAATGTTGGAATTTCTTTCTTTGTAAGTAAAGAATTTGTAAGCAAAAATGAAATCAAATTCATAAATGATAACGCCGAAGATTTTAAATATATTTCTTCAGTAGGTGAATCTGGTGGTAAAATTGCAATGACTGAATTGATAATGTATAATGTTGAAGGATATAAGTATGATAAAGACGACGATTCGCATCTAATGGATAAAAATAAGTCTGTTTATAAGTTAAACAATTTTGGTCCAATTTATTGTATCAATCTGGATGGACAGCCAGAAAGATGGAATTATATGGAAAAGCAATTCAAGCATTGGGAGTTGACTGACTACACCCGAATTTCTGCTTATGATGGGAGAGAGGATGATTTGAGTGATATTCTTTCTGGTAGATACCCTGAAGGAATGACCTCTGGTGAAATTGGATGCGTTACTTCCCACCTCAAAGCAATCAAATATTGGTATGAAAATTCTGATAGTCCATATGCAATTATTATGGAAGATGATTGTAATATTGACATAGCAAAGTTTTGGAATTTTACTTGGAAAGATTTTATCTCAAGAGTTCCTTATTGCTGGGATGTAATTCAATTGGCAATTATTTGCACAGGAGATATTCATGTTCCCATTCACACTAGATTTGTAAATGATTTTTCCACGGCTTGTTATGCAATTACTCGACATCATGCCGAAAAACTATTGAAATATCATGTCAGAGGTGAAAAATATAAACTTGATAATGGTGTCAAACCGAGACCAGTTGCTGATGATTTAATTTATAATTCTGGTTGTACCTATGCATGTCCACTATTTTTATATAAAATTGAATTAGGATCATCAATCCATCCAGAACACATTGATATCTTTCATAGAAACTCTCATAATGGATTGTTAAATTTCTGGTCTCAAAATGGGGCTCAAATGACTTTAGATGCGATTACTAATTTCGACCCCTTCTTAGGTCGGATAACCGAACCATCTGGTGCCAAACAGGCACCCCCTTGACAATTTCAAAAGCACCCTGTATGATAAATACATCGAGTTGAGTCGTAACAAAACTTAACTCGTTTTTCTTTAGTAAATTATTTTCTAATCGATTATGAATTTTCTCAAACAACTGATGCTTGTCCCTGTTGCTTTGGGTCTTGTTGCTCCTGCTGCTACTGCCGCAGAACTCAATATTGAGGATGTCAGCAAGTACTCTTCTGTTGAACAGGTAACGAGCGTTACTCAATTCTCTGATGTTCAACCTACCGACTGGGCATATCAAGCACTCACTAATCTTATTGAGCGTTATGGTTGCGTAGCAGGTTATCCTAACGGCACCTACGGTGGTGGTAAGGCAATGACTCGTTACGAAGCAGCAGCACTGCTGAATGCTTGCCTTGATCGTGTAACTGAAGTCACCGATGAGCTTCGTAAACTTCAGGCAGAATTCAAAGAAGAACTGATTGTTCTCCGTGGTCGTGTAGATGGTTTGGAAGCAAAGGTTGGTGTTCTTGAGGCAACTCAGTTCTCTACCACTACCAAACTGAAGGGTGAAGCTACCTTTGTTCTGGGTGGAGTTCCTGGACTTGAAACTAATGCTGGTGGAAACGTTGGCAACACCGCATTTAATTATGATGTCCGTCTGAACTTTGACACCTCGTTCACTGGTCGTGATCTCCTTCGCACTCGTCTGCGTTCTGCTAACTTCAGCAGTGATCCTTTCGGTTCTTCGTCTTCCCTGTTCAAACTGGACAAGGCAGACAACACTACTGCTCTGACTGGAGACAATGTTGTTCTTGATCGTCTCTACTATCAGTTCCCTGTTGGTGATAGTGTGACTATTACTGCTGGTCCTAAGGTCCGTAACACTGAGATGGCATGGGTTCCTTCTGCTTATAAGTCGGAAATCCTTGACTTCTTCCAAGTTGCTGGTGCTCCTGGTGTCTATAACAAGGCAACTGGTGCTGGTGTTGGTGCTCAGTATGTCGGCAAGGGTGGATTCGTTGCTGGTCTGAACTATGTTGCCGAGAATGGTGAAGATAGTTCCACTGGTGTCTTTGATTCCGAAGGTGCTCTGAACTTCATTGCCCAACTCGGTTACAAAGGATCTAACTGGGGTGTTGGTGCTGGTTATCGTTATGGTTCTGAGGGCACCCGTCCTCGCACCTACAATGGTCTCCTGGGTGCCAATGGTGCTCTTGTAGATGGTCAGGAGTCTAATGCCATTGCTCTTAACGCATATTGGCAACCTTCTGAATCTGGTTGGGTTCCCTCCATCAGTGCTGGTTACGGATATAACTTCGTAAGTGGTACTACTGGTGCTACCGATGCTACCGATTCGGATTCCTGGTTCGTTGGTCTTCAGTGGGCAGATGCTTTTGTTGCTGGTAATACTGCTGGTATTGCTGTCGGTCAAGCACCTTCTGCTGAAACCGCTGGCGTATCTGATGCTACGATGCTTGAGTTCTTCTACAAGTTCCAAGTTACCGATAACATCAGCATCACTCCTGCTCTGTTCTATGTTGACAACAATCAGCGTTACCAGGACAGCAGCAAGTGGGGTGGTGTAATTCAGACCAAGTTCACGTTCTGATAAATCACTCATAACCTGAGTGGAACCACCTCTTCTTGGGGTGGTTTTTTATTGACTACATAAAATAGATTACTTTTTAATATATGAAAGCATTAGTAACTGGTGGAGCTGGTTTTATTGGTTCCAATCTTGTAGATAAACTTTTGGAAATGGGTCATGAAGTTGTCGTAATTGACAATGAGAGTTCTGAATGTAACGAGGAGTTTTATTGGAATGAAAGCGCGATTAATGCTAAATTTGATATTGCCGATTATACTAATACTCGGTCTCTTTACGATGCTGTTGATGTAGTATTTCACCTTGCCGCAGAATCACGAATTCAACCTGCGATTGAAAATCCCATTCTTGCAGTTGCAACAAATTGTGTAGGGACTTGTACGGTTCTTCAATGTGCAAGAGAAGCAGGAGTTAAAAGAGTCATTTATTCATCCACATCCTCAGCATATGGAAGAAACATTCCTCCATGTGTAGAAACTATGATTGAAGATTGCTTGAATCCATATTCTGTATCAAAAGTTTCTGGTGAAAAACTTTGTGAAATGTATTATGAATTGTACGGATTGGAAACGATCATATTCAGATATTTTAATGTTTATGGTGAAAGACAACCACTTAAGGGACACTATGCTCCTGTAATTGGATTGTTCTTAAGACAAGCAGAAAATGGAGAATCATTGACAATTGTGGGTGATGGTGAACAACGTAGAGATTTTACACACGTATCTGATGTTGTAAATGCAAATATTATGGCTGCAATTTCTAATCTAGAACCAAATGCATTTGGTAGAATTTATAATGTTGGTACTGGAAAAAATTATTCAATAAATGAAATTGCCAACATGATTTCTGATAATCAAATCAAAATTTCTCCAAGACCAGGGGAGTCAAGAGAAACTCTTGCAGATAATAATAGGATTAAAAAAACCTTTGGATGGTCTCCAAAGGTATCAATTGATACTTGGATCGAGACACAGGTTAGGAAACCCGTACAGATTGGTTCTTGACAAAACTTTACAAAACCTATATACTATTGTTGTAAATCGTTACAAAACTACAATGACAGTAACCACGAATGAATTTGGTCAACAAAATATGTGGGCCAAAGAACCTGAAATGGTTTACCAAGAATATCACCGCAAAGGTCTTATGACCCCTATGCAAACTACCGAGATGTATAATGGACGTTGGGCAATGGTCGGCATTATTGCTGGTGCTATTTCTTATATCAGCACTGGCAAACTCTTCTTCGGAATCTTCTGATGACTGAACTTATTTGGACAGTGACTTCGGTTGCTTTTTTAGTGACTCTATGCTATGCTGTGGAGAACCTTGCTGAAACTTACTGATGATTGGAAATCTTGAACCAGAAGAAAATGTAATGTCTAAAAGTAATTGGTTAGTAGATCTGACAATTGCTCTTCAACAACTTCAAGACGAATGCGATTGGTCTAGCGATGATGAACTTAAAGTTTGCATCGCAGGCACCTTAAAAAAAGACAAATTTATTGTTATTCAAAACACTACTAAAAGAGGAGAAACAAAATGAAATTCGGATTCACCCCTGAGGCAGAGATCCTCAATGCTCGCCTGGCAATGCTCGGTTTCGTCGTTGCTGTAGGCACATATCTCACCACTGGTCAGATTATTCCAGGTATTTTCTGAAATTAGGAGAGTAATTTATGGAACCTAATAAGCGTCTTGCCGAATATGAATTCGTCTTCCGAGAAGACGGAGAATTTATTACTAAAAAAACTTCGGATATTATTGGCGGAAAAAGAGTAATTATTTTTAGCCTTCCTGGTGCATTTACTCCAACCTGTACAAATTATCAACTTCCTGGATTTGATGATCTTTATGATGAGTTCAAAAAGCAAGGTATTGATGACATCTTTTGCATTTCTGTAAATGATGGGTTTGTTATGAATGCTTGGGCAAAAGAACTTGGAATTGAAAATGTGAAGATGATTCCAGATGGAAATGCCGATTTCACAGATTACATGGGTATGCTTGTAGGAAAGTATAACTGTGGTTTTGGTGAAAGGTCTTGGCGTTATGCGATGGTTGTCGATGATATGGTAGTTGAAAAAATGTTCATCGAATCTGGAAAGTGTGATGATGCAATTGAAGATCCTTACGAAGAAACAACACCAACCAAACTCCTTGAATATGTAAAGTCGAGGCAAATAGTTTCTGTGTGAAATACAAAACTATGGAGGGTTTAATCCCTCCTTTTTTTATAAATACGGGTAGGTTGTTGAGATATAAGAAATGAAAATAGATCTGCATGATTTTTTCGTGCATTACGATGAAGAGAATCCAAAACATAAGGCTGCGATTGATGAATTAGAGGCAAAGTTGCCCGCAGAATTTTTGGATGATCAGTCAAATTGGGTTAGAATTTTTAGAACAAAGATAGCAAAAGCAATATTAGATGTTCCTTGGTTTCCTCAAACCGATAACTTTACTCAACCAAATAGAACATGCAACTCTTCGTGTTCTGCAATGTTCTTAGAATATTTTAAACCAGGAACTCTTAAGGGACCAAAGGGAGATGATACTTACTTAAAAAAATTATTTTCTTTTGGTGACACCACAGATCACGGAGCACAAACAAGAGCACTTCAATCTTTTGGTCTCAATTCCGAATTTAGAAATAACTTAGGATTTGCAGATCTTGATAGGGAATTGAAAGAACAAAGACCAGTTGTAATTGGTGTTAAGCATAGGGGATCATTGTCATATCCTACTGGTGGACATATGGTTGTCGTGATTGGTAAAACACCTCAAGGCGATTATGTTGTAAATGATCCTTATGGATCTTGGAATGATCGTTATACTGGACCAGTTACAAATGGTAAAGGTGCAGTTTACAAAGTAAATGACTTGAAGTATCGTTGGTTATGTGATGGTCCGAATGCGGGATGGGGTAGAGTATGGAAACCATAGAATTTGAAGATGCGGCAGAAAATTTTAAAGGTTTGCCACATCAAAAGAAAGCATGGGATTTTTTGCAGAAGTCAGTTCATAAAGAAATCCTGGATGAATTTGCAAGAATTTATAGAGATGGTCCAAAGGTAAATTATCTTGTAGATCTTCCAAAATCTGGCGTTGATTTGATAAAGCAGTTTGAAGGATGTGAATTGAAGGCGTATTATGATCCTTTGAGTGGTGGATTGCCCATTACAATTGGGTGGGGTTCTACGAAGAGATTGAATGGAACTTCATTCAGAATTGGAGATAGAATTACGCAGCAAGAAGCAGATGAACTTCTTGCTAAAACTTTAAAAAAAGAATATCTTCCAGCATTGCAAAAGATTCCATTTTGGAATGAAATGACTGATAATCAAAGAGGAGCACTTCTTTCCTTTTGTTATAATATGGGACCTAACTTCTACGGGAATAAAAACTTCGCAACCATTTCATTTGTTTTGAAAAATAAACAATGGCATAAAGTTCCAGAAGTACTTTATATGTACAGAAATCCAGGTACATCAGTGGAACCTGGATTGGCAAAACGTAGAAAAGCAGAGGGATACCTCTGGGAAATGGGAATGAAAAATAAATAACTAAACAACATAAAAATTATGGAAGATCAGTTAGGATTACAAGGCGAAGAAACACTCAAGACGAGTCAGCAATCTCAGGATCAAATACCACATGATCCTACTGCTGCTGCTCGTTTTCCTGGTGGATATACACCAGTAGGTGAGGGAGTAGATAACACTCCAGTAGAAACTGCACCATCAAGTAATGTTGGTGCAGTTGAAGTTACAACAGATACAGATCTTTTTAATCCTACATTGGAATCTTATGGTTCTTCTGGAGATAATGTGGTTCTAAGAAATATTACTCCAGCAGAAGCATTTAAAGCTTACGGAATAGATATCACACCAGTTCAGACAAATGGAATCTCTTTTAATCTTGATACTATATCTTTTGGGGGTGGGAATAATGTTGACGACAGCATTGTTGTTGGCGATCTACCAGAACAAGAACCGCCTGTAAATCCTCCTGTAGATCCTCCTGTAGATCCTCCTGTAGATCCCGAAGACCCCGAAGACCCCGAAGATCCAGAAGACCCAGAAGACCCAGAGGATCCCGAAGATCCAGAAGATCCAGAAGATCCAGAAGATCCCGAAGATCCAGAAGATCCCGAAGACCCAGAAGATCCAGAAGACCCAGAAGATCCCGAAGATCCAGAAGATCCAGAAGATCCCGAAGATCCAGAAGATCCAGAAGACCCAGAGGATCCCGAAGATCCAGAAGATCCAGAAGATCCCGAAGATCCAGAAGATCCAGAAGACCCAGAGGATCCCGAAGACCCCGAAGATCCAGAAGATCCAGGCAGAGGTAATCCTGGCAATGATAAAGAAGTTGGAAACTCACCTTGGGATGGAGAAACTGGAGCATCAGACAATCCAGGCAAAGGCAATCATCAAGATGGACAAGACCCCGAATCAAACCAACCTCCAGGTGATTCAAAAAATGACGGAGGGCAAGATAATAATTCTGAAAATCCTCCTAATAATGGAGGAGGTAAAGGAGGAAATAATGGATGGGGAAATGGAGATCAGGATGCTCCAGGTAACTCGGGACCTCATAACAACGCTGAAAATGATGGAAATTCAATTGCAGATGTTATTGATCGATTTGTAGAAGAACATCCAGGAAATAATTGGCATGAAAATATCCCCGATGAATTTCATGGGGATCAGCACATCGACAATTCTTACGATGTTATTGATGATTTTGGATCACATAATTATGAAATTCCAATGGTTTATGATGATCATCATGATACATCATTTCATCATGATTACAGTTGATCTGTCATATAAGGTTCTGCTAACCCTTCATTAATTAATTGTTCGTTGAGGGTATTAGGTTCTCCAACAAAATATAACCAACCCAGTAATCTTCCGTACTTTTCTTCTTTTACGAATTTTACGATTAACTCTTTACCCTCAATATTACTCAAACGGTCTTGCATCCATGCTTTGGATTTGAGACCTTTTTCTTTTTCTTCTGGATCTGTGGTTCTTGTTTCTGGAGTATTAACTCCTGCTAAACGAACTTTATCACAAAGAGTCAAATGAAACCCCAAATCGATTTCAACTTCGACAGTATCACCGTCAATAACTCTTTTAATGCTTTTTACTTTGTAGTCGTACATTTCTTTGCTCCTTTTTTCCAAACTCTACGAATTGAAGAACGAACTTCTGGTGGTTGAAGTTTGCTCCTGACGTTTCTGTTTTCATTAAAAAAACCATCATTGGTCAGAAGACGAATGATGATTATGATCGGAAGAATTAGTTTCCTCATTATCCCAGATAAGAACTTTATAGATTACCCAAGATGTGCCAGCTAAACCAACTGAAAGAAGAATAATAACAGACCAGACAACATCTCCACCAGTGAGTACATTCATTTTTTATGTTTTAATGAATCAGCAATACCTAAAATAGAACCAGAAATTGAATATAATTCTTGAACGTAACTTGTTTTATCAAATTCCTCAAGAGAACTATATTCTCCAAAAGTCCTTTCGATATTTATGGCAGATTGTAACAATTCTTTTAAAAGATTTTCTTCATTTGAAGTGATCGCATCACCCACAACTTCTGAAAAAATATCCGCAATATATGCCATTCTTGCACATGTTTGGTGTGGATATTCATTTTTATTTAAATGAATTGCTATATCTTCTACGATACTGCCAAGATCATAAGTCCATTCTGCAATTTCTTTTCTTCTTTTAGAATTGAAGAATTTGTCTTTAAGATCTTTTAATGAAGAACCTATAGAAATTAAAATACCAATTGCTTCTAATGTTTCAATTATCATGTTCTTCTGGTTTTTTCTTAAGATCTGCTTTAAGTGCAATAATAGTAGCAAGCAAAGACATTAAAGTTTGTATAGATTCTGAAGTGTTATCGTCACATTTACTTGGTGGCTTTGTTGCTCCATTTCGATCAAATGCCTTTATTAAATACAAATATTGTATACTATAAGTTATTTTAAAATTGCAAATTACAAAATTAGTAAATGTCATTCCAACAATAGATGCTGCAACAAATGCAACTAATATTGGAACTATATTATCTAATGTTGGATATTTAAATTTCATATTAAAAGTAAATTATTTTTTCTTCCCACCATTCTTTGCTTTCTTGGCAGTAGCATTGCCAGAATTTTGTTTTGACTGCTTTCCGCCAGCAGAACCTTTTTTGCCCTTGTTTGCAGATTTTGCCACTGCGGTGCTCCAAATAACACTCAAATATTTATAAAAAGGTGGTTTCTATTTATACTGTGCCACTTAGGCAATTGGACCTATTGACAGGGATTGCTGACAGTGTTATTATAAATACATCAACAAGTTAAGGAATGTAAAGTTTCTTAAAGATTGTGCTCCCGTTAACCGAGACCTAAGGGAGGGTAAATACGTCTCTCATATCCCCGCTGAGGGTGCGGGGAGCATAGTAACTCCACCATGTCCCTGATGGTCTTACTACTTTTTAAAACAATGACTGCTACAATTTCACAACAACGACAATCGAATACTTGGGAACAGTTCTGCAATTGGATCACCTCCACCGATAACCGCATCTATGTTGGTTGGTTTGGAGTCCTTATGATCCCTTGCTTGCTTGCTGCTACGACTTGCTTCATTATCGCATTCATCGGTGCTCCTCCTGTGGACATTGATGGAATTCGTGAACCAGTTGCTGGTTCTCTGATGTACGGAAACAACATCATCTCTGGTGCCGTTGTTCCTTCTTCTAATGCGATTGGTCTGCACTTCTACCCCATCTGGGAAGCTGCATCTCTTGATGAATGGCTTTATAACGGTGGACCTTTCCAACTTGTTGTATTTCACTTCCTCATCGGCATCTATGCTTACATGGGACGTGAATGGGAACTCTCCTATCGTCTGGGTATGCGTCCTTGGATCTGCGTTGCTTATAGTGCTCCTGTTGCTGCTGCATCTGCTGTATTCCTGGTCTATCCTTTCGGTCAAGGTTCTTTCTCTGATGCGATGCCTTTGGGTATCTCTGGTACGTTTAACTACATGCTTGTCTTCCAAGCAGAACACAATATCCTGATGCACCCCTTCCACATGCTTGGAGTTGCTGGTGTGTTCGGTGGTTCACTCTTCAGTGCTATGCACGGTTCACTGGTGACTTCTTCACTGGTTCGTGAAACTACTGAAACCGAATCTCAGAACTATGGTTACAAGTTCGGTCAAGAAGAAGAGACCTACAACATTGTTGCTGCTCACGGGTATTTCGGTCGTCTGATCTTCCAATATGCTTCGTTCAACAACTCTCGTTCACTGCACTTCTTCCTTGCTGCCTGGCCTGTTGTAGGCATCTGGTTTACTGCTCTTGGTGTTAGCACCATGGCATTCAACCTGAATGGTTTCAACTTCAACCAGAGCATCATTGATGGTCAGGGTCGTGTGCTCAACACTTGGGCAGATGTTCTGAACCGTGCTGGACTTGGAATGGAAGTAATGCACGAGCGCAATGCTCACAACTTCCCTCTGGACCTTGCTGCTGCTGAGTCAACTCCTGTTGCTCTGACTGCTCCTGCCATTGGTTGATATAAAACTGAATAACTGATATAATTAAGAGGGTATAACAACCCTCTTTTTTTATGTCTCATAATCCTCAACACGAACCTATGGAACCCTGGGTAATCTGGGCAGGAGTAGGTATGATGGTATTTACGATCCTTGTGTTTGTCCTGTTCACTCTCGGTCAGATTTATTGGGGATGAGCACTAATACTCATTGACTTCTTTGTTAAGAAGTGTTAAGATAAATACTGTAAATAAATGAGGAGGATATGGTTTCATCAGCACTAACACAATCAAATTCACAGAGAGGATGGTTCGATGTACTCGATGACTGGCTTAAAAGAGATCGTTTCGTTTTTGTTGGCTGGTCTGGACTTCTTCTTTTTCCCACTGCTTACCTTGCTCTTGGTGGTTGGCTTACTGGGACAACTTTCGTTACGAGTTGGTATACTCACGGGTTGGCAAGTTCCTATCTGGAGGGTGCAAACTTTCTTACTGCGGCAGTTTCTACTCCAGCAGATTCTATGGGTCATTCTCTTATGCTTCTCTGGGGTCCTGAGTCTCAAGGGGATATCGTCAGGTGGTTCCAACTTGGGGGACTCTGGCCTTTTGTGGCACTCCACGGGGCTTTCGCTCTAATTGGATTTATGCTTCGTCAGTTTGAGATTGCCCGTCTTGTAGGCATTCGTCCTTACAATGCAATCGCATTCTCTGGTCCTATTGCAGTATTCGTTTCTGTGTTCCTGATGTATCCACTGGGTCAATCCAGTTGGTTCTTTGCTCCCTCTTTTGGAGTCGCAGCAATCTTCAGGTTCCTTCTGTTTCTTCAGGGTTTCCACAACTGGACCCTCAACCCCTTCCATATGATGGGAGTTGCTGGTATACTGGGTGGAGCACTGCTCTGTGCTATTCACGGAGCAACTGTAGAAAACACACTATTTGAAGACAGTGAACAAGCAAACACATTCAAGGCATTTGAACCGACTCAAGAGGAAGAGACGTATTCTATGGTTACGGCTAACAGATTCTGGAGTCAGATCTTCGGTATTGCTTTTAGCAATAAGCGTTGGCTTCATTTCTTCATGTTATTTGTGCCTGTCATGGGTCTTTGGACTTCCAGCATTGGTATCATTGGTCTTGCCCTTAATCTTCGTGCTTACGATTTTGTGAGTCAGGAGATTCGTGCAGCAGAAGATCCTGAGTTTGAAACGTTCTACACAAAGAATATTCTACTCAATGAAGGTCTTCGTGCCTGGATGGCACCAGTAGACCAACCTCATGAGAACTTTGTGTTCCCTGAGGAAGTTCTACCAAGAGGTAACGCACTTTAAAATAAATAGAGGAGTTCCACAAGAACTCCTTTTTTTTATGCTTCTAATACTCGCAACTTTTATTGCTTTCGGGATTTTCATGTTTGTATTGTCTATTGCACAAGACATATAATTATAATTATGTAAAACTTTTATATTTTTATGAAACTCTGGATGTTATGTAATCGTCTCACAAAGGAAACTTATGAGAGAGATCGATTTATAGAAGAATCAAATAAATATGGTATCGATTTTTCTGTAGTTTATGCAGATGAATTGGATTTGATTGTATCGCGGGATGATCGTAAATCAATTCGATATCTTAATGATGCTGTTGCTCTTCCTGATGTAGTTCTTGCTCGTACTGGAAGTAGTACTGGATATTATAATCTTTCCGTGCTTCGTCAGTTTGAAAGGTTGAATGTCCCTACACTTCCCAATTCAAATTCGATTGAAGCTGCAAAGGATAAGATGTATGCTATGCAAATTTTTGGGCAGGCGGGTCTTCCCATTCCCAAAACAATGCTTACTCGGTTTCCAAGTAATAGTGACTTAGTTGAAAAGCAAGTAGGTTTTCCCTGCGTTATGAAAGTTGTCACGGGATCTCACGGTGCTGGAGTTTATCTTTGTGAAAATGCAAAGCAATTTGAAGATCTTTCAGAACTTATTTCATCAATAGATTTTAAAAGTTCCATGATTGTTCAAGAATATATTGATCAATCGAAGGGACGAGATATTCGTGTGATTGTTGTAGGTGGTAGGGTTATTGGTGCGATGCAAAGGAAATCAGTTGATGGATCTTTTAAAGCAAATATATCCAGAGGTGGAGTTGGTGAAGGTATTGAAGTAGATGATCAGATGGAACTTTTGGCAATTCAAGTTGCTAAGGTTCTTGATCTTGATATTGCTGGTGTTGATCTTTTATTTCATGAGGATGGTTATAAAATTTGTGAGGCAAACTCTGCTCCAGGGTTTAAAGGATTTGAAGAAGCACTTGAGATCAATGTTCCTCAAAAGATTTTTGATTATGCGAAGCTTAGATCAAAGGAATAAATAAGTTAAAAAATAAGTGATTTGTAAAATGATTGAAGATATTAGAGTTTTGTTTTTGGATGAAAATAAAGAAAAGGTATGGGAAACTGATTATATTGTAGATACTTTATTGCCATCGGACAAAAATAAAGAATTGACCTTCTCACCTACAATAGAAAATGTTCATGGATTGTTTGATGTTTTAGTTTTTAATTGTAGAAAGAAATCATTTAATGAAATCATAAACATTGTAAACATAGTAAACCCCAAAATAATAATTCAATTATCCGATGAATATAAGAATGAAGATTTAAATCATTACAATAGATTATCAAAATATTGTAATCTTTATCTCAGACAATATCATCATGAAGGATATGAGTATTTTGAAAATACTGCTCATATCCCTTTGGGTTATTGTAATGATGCTGGTTTAGATTTTATGGATTTTTTCCCAGATTCATTTGAAAAAATACCAAAAATAAAAAATAGATCTTATAATTGGGGATGGGTGGGAGATATGAAAAATGATAGATGGGAGATGTTGGATAAATTTTCCCAAATACATTCTCATACCTATGCCACTAATACTTCAAAAGATGATATGATTGAAAGATATCTTCAATCAAAATTTGTTCCTTGTGGACGAGGAAATTCTACTTTAGATTGCTATAGATTGTACGAAGCATCAATGTGTGGGTCTATACCATGCGTAGTTGGATCCGTTAATGAAATATCGCAAACTTTTAAATATGAAGAATCTCCTCCATGGATTTTGGGCAGAAGTTGGGATGAAGTAGTTCATAAATGCAAACTTCTTTTACATGATGAGGAAAAATTACAAGAAGTTCAAAATGAAGTTCTTAAATGGTGGCATAATAGAATAATGAAAATTAATAAAAAGGTTTCTAATTCTTTAAATGAAAACAGAATAGATTTAGAAAATATTGAAGATGAAATAGCATTAGATCATTATTGGCAAGATGATAGTATTTTTGGAGAAAACTGGTTTTCATATCCAAATTTGTATAAGAACGTAGTTAATTTGGCGAAAGATGGTGATATTTTTGTTGAAGTTGGTGCATGGAAAGGTAGATCAACTTCCTGCCTTGCTGTAGAAATTGCTAATTCCAAAAAAGATATTACTTTATACGTTATTGATACGTGGGAAGGTAGCATAGAGCATTTAAATAATTCGGAAAAAGAATCTTTGCCAACTCTTTATGAAACATTCATGGCAAATATGAAGCCAGTTGAAAAATATTATTTTCCTCTAAAAATGACATCCGAAGAAGCATCAAAAAAATTCAAAGATAAGTCTTTAAAATTTGTTTTCTTGGATGCTTCTCATGAATATGAAGATGTAAAAAGAGATATTCAAAATTGGATTTCAAAAGTAAAGCCTGGTGGAATATTGGCAGGACATGATTATTATCCAGATGATGGAAGATATGATTGGTTTCCTGGGGTAAAACAAGCAGTTAATGAAACGATCAAAGATTTTGATATTAGTGAACTCTGTTTTATTCATAATGTAATTGATGATAATAAGATAAAGTTTGAAGGATTTCCATCTGTAAATTATATAAGCATAGAAGAAACGGAAGATAGAAGAAATATTTTACATAAAAAATTTGAAGAATATGGGATTGAAAATGTAACTCCCAGAATATATAAAAGATATAATGATGAAGAACATAAAATAGAATCTCAACTTTTACACAGATTAAGTATTGGAAGTAGAGGTCCAGTTACTTCCCATTTGAAGGCCATTAAAGAATGGTATTATGAAACCAATGAACCGTATACTTTTATTTGTGAGGATGACTTGGGATTTCAAACTGTAAAGTATTGGAACTTTACATGGAAAGAATTTTTTAATTCTCTGCCAGAGGATTGGGAATGTGTTCAGTTGTGTTTATTGCGAGAAGATTTTCACAGATTCAGCATTGGATTCAGAAACAGATGTTGGTGTGATTGGTCTGGATGTGCCTACTTAATAAGTAGAGAACATGCAAGAAAATTGGTAGAAACATATTATCCAAATGATACCTTTACTCTAGATTATGTTGGACAGGATATGTTTGCCAGAGAGGAATGGGCTAGAATACCTGTGATTGAAACTATAATATATTCAAACTTTGGGAAAGTTTATTCGTTCCCATTATTTGTTGAGGATATTCAAAATTGCCCTTCAAGTTATTTTAATGCCACTGGAATAAGAACTGGAGAAACTGATCATCATCATCAAAATTCATTTAATATTTCCTTAGAATGGTGGAGATCAAATGCACAATTTAAAACTATAGACCAGTTAAAAGTCATTTGATCATTTGTTTTTTATGTGCTATAATTCCATCTCAACCTTAAAACTAAAATGAAATTTACTGTATATTCAAAAAATGGATGCCCATACTGTGAAAAAATTCAAAGGGTATTGGGTTTGACAAATGTTGATCACACGATTTATTATTTGGATGAAGACTTTACTAAAGAAGAATTTTTAGAAAAATTTGGAAGTGAATCTTCCTTTCCTCAGGTAATTTTAGATAATGATGTTTCTCTGGGGGGATGTATTGAAACCGTAAAATTTTTAAAAGAAAATAAAATAGTAAGTTGATGCAAGAAAACAATGATAAAACAGATCTAAATAAAGAAGAACCTCACATAAATCGGGGGTTTGAATTAATGTTACGGCAACATGGAGGGAAAAAAGTTTTCAAATCTAAAACATTTAATTTTAGATTTGAAAAAACATTATCTCTCCTAAAAAGAGAGATACAAATAAACTTTGATTTCGGAATTGATATTAAAAAAAAGTAACTCTCTAAGGAGGAAAACCAATGGAAGTACTGCCTTTTGTTGTAACCTTTACTGTTTTATTCACAGTAATGTTTTTTATTCTTGGGGGAGTTGTTGGTTGGATAGCAAAAGAATTTTTAAATGAAAAATTCTTTAAGTTGCCTCATAACATACATCCAGAAATGCTCGACGAAAATGGCAATATATTGCCAGATCAAACTATAGCTGTTAATTTTTATCCTGAATCATACTATGACTACAACGAAGACGAAGACGAAGATTGAATGGTCTGTTCCAAAACTTCAGCCAAATCCATTCATGCACGAAATTCTTGGAGCTGTTTCTAAGCAAAGAACAGTAGCTCAAAAAGTAGAGACTCTCCAAGCATATAAAAATCCTGCTCTCACTACGATTCTTATTATGAATTTTGATGAGAGTGTTGTCTCTATTTTGCCAGAGGGAGATGTTCCTTATGCTGGTGTTGATGAGCAAACTTCTGTTGGCGGAAACCTTAGTGATCTTGTCAATAGTAAAACTAAGAATCAAGGTTTAAAGACCAGTGGTTATTATGGAACTGAAGATTTTGTAGAAGAAAAAAACAAAACTTCCATTCGTAATGAATATCAAAATTTTTATATTTATTGCAGAAACGGCAATAATCAAATTACTCAAATGAAAAAAGAAACCATGTTTATTAACATGCTTTCTGGATTGCATCCGTTTGAAGCTGAAATTATGATTTTGGTAAAAGATAAGAAGTTGCAAAATAAATATAAAATAACAAAGGACATTATATCCCAAGCCTATCCTGAAATTACTTGGGGAGGAAGGTCTTGAATGTAAATACGGAGGTAGACGTAAAAATGGAATCTTGGTCTTCTGAAGAAAAGAAAAATCTGCCTCCAAAATATGGTTGCACTATTTTAGTTGAAAACGCAACCATGGAACAATTGAAAGATCCATCATGGCCTCTTGATGCATACATTATAAAGTATGAGATAGAAAATAAAATTTTTATGGACCTTTGTAGAGGTACAAGAGTAAAAATATTTGATTTATATTATGATAAGTTTGGTCCTGGAGTTGTTCGGGACATTGGATGGGGATATGGAAAAGTTAACCCAAAACTTTGGGGGTATCAATCAAAAAGTAAAAATAAAAAGAAATGAAAGGATTCTCGGATAAAAAGGAAGAAGAGGTTGGAAAAATTCAATCTATTATCAATCAAGCAGAAGTAACTAAATTAATTAAAAGATATAAAAAAATTAGAAAATTTAAAAAATCTAATATCCATACTATAAATAAACTCGACGGAAGAGAAGATATCGTCCAAAAATTAGTAAATGAATATATGGAGAATAATCCAGAATAATGGGCAAGCATTACTTACTCAATCTCTACGGATGCTCATTCGTTCTTTTGAACGATGAGCATTTTCTTATTGATCTACTTGAAAATGCAGCGGCAGCAAGTGGAGCAACTGTATGTCAAACGATTTATAAGAAGTTTGATCCTCAAGGGGTTACGGTAATTTGTTTACTTTCAGAAAGTCATATTAGTATTCATACATGGCCAGAGGAAGGAAAGGCAGCATGTGATGTTTATACTTGTGGTGATTGTCAACCAAAAATTGGATGTGATATAATCATTCAACAACTCTACGCAACCAATCATACATTGAGTTATATTGAAAGGTAATTGTAACAAGTGTTACAAACTGACTTGACTACATAAATAATGAGGATTAGAATGCCTCTACGTTCATTTGCTATTTGCAAATAGCAAACGGAAGTAAGCCGACTCGGAACGGATCGTTCATCTATGGAAGCACTCATTCTAACTTGTTTACAAGCACAATTGATTGTTTCTCGGGTTAATGCATACTCATTGCCAAAGCAGATCCGAAATGATTTGATTTGGGAGGTGAAGCAAATATCTCCGAAGGAGTGCAAAATAGACGCAAAAGCCGACTGAAGGAACGCTCTTTAACCTAAAAACTAAGGAGAAAACCTAATGTCACAAGCAACTTATAGGGGTTGTCAGTATAATACCGACACACCTAAAGAAGAATATCGTAAGTGGTATTCTAAAACACATGCACCAGCACATCCACAAAATACATACCGTGGAATTCCCTATCGTCCTTGCAATAATGGGGAGGTGGCAAAATGATTGTCAAATTAAATCCTCTTCAGATTATTAAAGATAAAAAAGAAAAAGACGAAAAACTTAAAGAAGCACAATTGAATATGGCAAAGCAACCACAAGTTGCTTAATAAATTAGAGAGGGACTTGACTCCCTCTCTTTTTTTGTGTAAAATGTACATGTCGAACAAATATATTTCATGGATAAAGAAAAGGTTTCGTGGATAATAGAAAACATGGAAATTCTTATTTCCATGCTTAAAGAAGAAGTTAAAACCGAATCAAATGATTTTCAAACTTTTCTTCCACCAGATCTTGATGATGACATTGAATACTACGAGGAGGATTAAAAATGTACGAAACATTAACTGAATTTGAAAGAGCACTTGCTCGATTTGGAGATAAAGTTCAATATATTGTTGGACTTGAAGTATCTGATAAAATGTCTCCCGAAGTTGCATATCAGGAGATTAAAGATATGATGAAGGAACTCAAAAAACTTCGTAAAAAAGAAAAAGATAGTTGGGAGATTGAAGAATGAATACAAAACTAATTGCTATCACTCAGGGTGCTGGTGATCTGATTGAACAGAATGCTCAAGAGGTAATCTCTTACATTGCCCGTGTCAGCAACCCAAACAATCAACTCAACTTTGATACTGCTGCTGGATTGCTTCGGTATTGTATCAAGCATGAGCACTGGAGCATCTTTGAACATGCCTTTATGACCCTGGAGATCAACACTACCAGGGGCATTGCTGCCCAGATCCTCAGGCATCGTTCATTCACCTTCCAGGAGTTCTCACAGAGGTATGCTGATAGCTCTTTGCTTGGGAATATTCCCGTTCCTGAACTTCGTCGTCAGGACACCAAGAATCGTCAGAATAGTATTGATGATGTAGATCCTTTCGTTCTTCAAAAGTATGAAATGTTGAATCAAGATTATTTCAAAAGAGGAATGGATCTTTATAAGCAAATGTTGAATGATGGTATTGCTAAAGAATGTGCTAGATTCATTCTTCCTCTTGCAACTCCTACACGAATTTACATGACTGGTTCTTGTCGTTCTTGGATTCATTATATTCAACTTCGTTCTGAAAATGGAACACAGCAGGAGCATATGGATATTGCTAAAGAATGTCAGTGTATTTTTGCTGGACAATTTCCCAATGTTGCAGAAGCATTGGAGTGGAATACACATAATAAATACTGATACACATTATTATTAGAAAATGGCAACATATCCTGTTATTCACATTACAACTGGTGAACAAAAAGAAGTGGAAATGAGTATCCATGATTGGGATCAATGGAAAAAAGATAACCCAGAATGGACACGGGATTGGTCTGATCCATCAACTTGCCCTTCAGCAGGGGAAGTTGGTGAATGGCGTGATAAACTTGAAAATAAACATTCTGGTTGGAAAGAAGTTTTAGATAAAGCTGCAAAATCTGCTGGATCCAAAAATCAAATTAGAAGGTAAGAAATTCTATGGCAAGAAAAAGAAGGGGACCGACCGAAAATCAAGTTGGTGTTGGGTTGACACCGAAACAATTAAGAAGAAAAAAACCAATCAATGTAGATCTTTTAAAAGATATTACCCCCTTAACAGATAATCAAGAACGATTATTCAATGCCTATGAAGAAAATAAACATTTAGTTGCATATGGCGCAGCAGGAACTGGAAAAACATTTATCACACTCTATAATTCTTTATGTGATGTTTTGGATGAAAGATCACCATACGAAAAGATTTATTTGGTAAGGTCACTAGTTCCCACAAGGGAAATTGGATTTCTTCCAGGATCTCATGATGACAAAGCAGATCTTTATCAGATCCCATATAAAAACATGGTAAAAGCAATGTTTGATGTGTATGATGAAGCTGCAGAAGAGATGCTCTATGCAAATCTGAAGACACAAGGAACTATTAGTTTTTGGTCAACTTCATTTATTCGTGGAACGACATTTGAAAATGCGATTATTATTGTTGATGAATTTCAAAACTTGAACTTTCATGAGCTTGATAGTATAATTACAAGAGTTGGAGAAAACTCTAAGATCATGTTCTGTGGAGACACAAGGCAAAGTGATCTCACAAAACAATACGAACGATCTGGAGTTGTTGATTTTATGAGGATCTTGCAGCAAATGCCTTCCTTTGAAATGATTCATTTTGAAGTTGATGACATTGTAAGATCTGGACTTGTTAAAGAATACCTTACTAAAAAAACGGAGCTTGATCTTTAATGTTTACACATGTTGATTTGAATCTTCCCAATCTTAAAAGGGAAACTATAGATGGAATTCGATATTATAAAATCCCAGGACAAGAAAATCTCCAAAGGCTGGTGTCGATTACTTCAGTCACCAGCCATTATAATAAAGAAAAATTTTCTGAATGGAGAGAAAAGGTAGGAGAAAAAGAAGCAAATCGTATCTGTAAAGAATCTACTTCTATTGGAACAGATACTCATACACTTACTGAACAATATCTTAAAAATCTTGATTGCAATTCTGATGTTCTTCCTATGTCTGAAATGCTATTTCAGATTATGGTTCCTGCCCTAAACAACATAAATAATATTCACGCACTTGAAGGTTCCCTTTATAGCTCATCTCTCGGGATTGCTGGAACTACCGATTGTATCGGAGAATATACTGGAGATAATGGAATACCAGAATTAGCAATAATTGACTTCAAAACCTCAAAGTATCCAAAACCAAGAAAATGGATTGAAGATTATTTCGTCCAATGTTGTGCGTATGCATGTATGCTTCATGAATTAACAGGTCTTTCTGTTAAAAAATTTGTTATTATCATGGGTTGCCGAGATGGCGAACTCCGTGTTTATGAAGAGTACGATAAGAAAAAATATTTTAATCTCTTGCTTAAATATATCAAAAAATTTGTTAATGATAAGGTAATGGATTATGAGTGTATTTGACAATTTCATAGATTTAAATTTAGAAAATACAATGGATAAAGAATATAAACAGGAAATTAAAAAAGTCCTACAGGAAAAATTTTATTGTCCGTCCAGGTTTGCTCAAGAAATTGAGAAAGTTGTTCAAGAAGAAAAAGTTTCTTACATTGATGCTATCATTTATTTCTGCGATAGAAATAAAATTGATTTGGAATCAGTTCCAAAACTTCTTTCAAAACCATTGAAAGAAAAGATTAAATGCGAAGCAATTCATCTTAATTTTCTAAAGAAAACCTCTAAAGCACGATTGGTATTTTGAATCTTAATCCGTTAGAATGTTATAGGACTTATATTGCAATTAAGAATCACTTTACTCAGAAAAAATATGATTTTCACAAATACAATGGTAAAGTGAAAGCTTCTTTGCAATCTTTTTACAATCGAAAAGACAGGTTCTGGTTTGAAAAAATGTCCAGAACAAAAACTGAAGAAGAAATTAAAAACTTTTTTGTTGCCAATTTTGCATCTTGTGATGATCCCCAGACCTTATGGATTGGGGAAATCATTAAGAATGGAGAGCAGAACTATAAGAACTGGCAAAAGAAACTTCAATCTTTAACTTATATCTTCAAAGAAGAATTGGATGTTATATTTTCTGATGGAGATTTTGTTTCCAACTTCAAAGTCATTGGATCTAAACACCCACGTATAATTAAACTTTATCTATCTGGAAAAGTTTCATTAGAAACTCTTGTTATTCTCAACAGGGTTTTAAAATACAAATCAAATTATGACAAGAATCTTATCGATCCAATATGGGAATTTACTTCCATGAAGATAGAAAAGTATTCTCCTTTTATACATATTGACATGGATAAGTACAAAAATATAATTAAGGAGTTTATCAAGTGAGTTTTTTTAATTCTGAAATTGTACGAGCAGAAATGACTGAGATTACAATTCTCCAGGAAGATATCTATAAAAATATTTTTAAATTTCCAACAATGAATTTAGATGAAAAGAAGTTTCATGTTGGGTTACTTGAAAAACTTCTTGAAAAGCAAAGGATTTTATATACCAGATTATCTCTTTCTGATGACCCAGAAGCAATTGAATTTAAAGAAAAAATTCAAAGGCAAGCAGTGATGATGGGAATGCAAGAGAATATAGATATTGGTGTGATTTTTAATAATATGGAATCCATGATTAAAGTCATGAAAGATGTTTTATCATAAAATAAATTATGACGTATAATATAAGTAATACATGTCAAATAGAAAATCTTTCAAATATCTATGAGCATGTTTTTGGATTTCCTTATGAGGGGTTTTTTGTTGAAGTTGGAGCTTATGACGGAGAATTCTGCTCCAATACAAGTGGACTTTCTGATTTTGGGTGGAATGGATTATACATAGAACCAATTCAAAGGTCGTATGAACTTTGTTATAATAGGCATTATTATAACAAAGCCGAAGTAATTCGTTGTTCTATTGGGTCTGTTGAGGGAGAAATAAATTTCTATAACTCTTACAGTAGATCAATGGACAAAGATAGTCAAGATTGTTTATATTATCAATATTCAACATCAGATATGTCTGAAGTTTTAAGAACTCCAGACATAGAATGGATGAGTCATATATCTTATGATATTGTAAAGGTTCCTCAATATAGACTGGAAGTAATTTTAAAAGAACACAATGTACCAAAAAATTTTGATATCTTAGTAGTTGATGTTGAAGGGAATGAGTACGATGTTATGAAATCTTTTTCTATTGATTTTTGGAAACCAAAAATGATTATAATAGAATTAAAAGAATTAAATGAAAAATATCAAAACTTTTTGGATTACATAGAAGAATGTAAATTGATAAGAAAAAAAATAATTTCTCATGGATATAAAGAAATATATAAAGATGATATAAACACTATATTTTTAGATACAGGGCTTGACATCCCTTCTTGCCACTGGTAGGATAAAGTCGTCGTAAAGGCCAAATCTCAAACAATCCGTAAAACACATGTCTGATTTTTCTAAACTCAAAAAGCAATCCTCTCTTGGTTCTCTCACCGAAAAACTGGTGAAAGAAGTTGAAAAACTGAATAGTGGAAATGGCACTGATGATCGTCTCTGGAAACCTGCAATGGGTAAGGACGGTGTTGGTTCTGCCGTTATCCGATTCCTGCCTGCCCCTCCCGATGAAGATCTTCCTTGGGTGAAGATGTATTCTCATGGATTCCAAGGTCCTGGTGGATGGTACATCGAAAATTCTCTCACCACAATTAGCAAAGAAGATCCCGTTGCAAAACTGAATCGTGGTCTTTGGAACACTGGTGATCCTAAAGATCAGGAAACAGTCCGTAAGCAAAAGCGTAAACTGTCCTACTACAGCAACATCTACGTTGTAAAGGATCCCGCAAATCCTCAGAATGAAGGTAAAGTATTTCTCTTCAAGTATGGTAAAAAGATCTTTGATAAGATCCTGAATGCAATGCAACCAGAGTTTGAAGACGAAGAACCCATCAATCCTTTTGATTTTTGGGCAGGAGCAAACTTCCGTCTGAAGATTCGTAAGGTGGAAGGTTACTGGAACTACGACAAATCTGAATTTGATACTGCTGGTCCTCTTCTTGAAGACGATGAAGCACTGGAAGCAATCTGGAAGAAAGAGTATTCTCTTTCTGCAATCCTTGCTCCTGATCAATTCAAGTCCTATGAAGAACTTGAGAAGCGCATGAATTATGTCCTTGGCATCAATCGTGTTGCTCCCAAAGCATCTACTCACGATGAAGAGGAAGAGTATGAATCTTATGCTCCTAAGAAAACTAGTGAGGAAGATGTTCTGAGGGAACTTGAAAATTCTTACAAGAAGAGTAAGGATGTTGCTCCTGCAAAACAAACTGATCTAGAAGAAAATGATGATGAAGACGATTATCTTCGCAAGTTCCAAGGTCTTCTTGATGATTGATTAATCTTCAAAATCTACAGTAGATCCTCTTTTCAAGGTTCCAGACACATACTGTTTGGAACCTTTTTTGTATTCAAGATTTTCTTCCATTTGATCTATAAGAATTCCCAAATATTCTCTCTTTAAAACAAAGATCTGTCTTTTTTCTTCGTTAATTTTTAATTCATACTCATAATTTGATACTTCTTTTATCACACTATTGTAGAGAACATCTTTACCAGTTCCATAGTCAAAAAATTGAAAGTATGTTGGTTTAAGTTTCAAATAATTTGTGTTTGGAACTTCTACGTCAACAATCGTAGTTATTTCAGTTCTAGGATCAAATACTTCTTGCTTTTCTATAATAGTTTGTTCAAAATCAATGTATTGATTTGAAACTTGAAGTCCAGCTGGAACTATGACAACTCCTTGACTATCTTTTATTTCTAAAGTTTCATAATATCTTGGTGAATATAATTCTTGAAAATTGCCATATTTTTCCATTAGATATGCTTCAAAATTTAATTGAGATAATGGCCATTCAGAATATATGTCAATAATATTATTTGATAGTAAAATAACCCAGTCAAGATTTTGATCTTCATAAACTTTATATGCAACATTATCTGGTCTATCATCGCCTTCAATAATATAACGATCAAATACTGTGAGGTTATTAAACAAATCTTCTCTTATGCTTCCCCTCACGAAAAAATTTTTAACTTTGATGAAGTCTGAGGAACCTATTTTGCCTGGACCTCTTGAGATGTATTCAAAATCTGGAATATATCTGAAATAG